TCTCCGAGCAACACAGCCTGCCTATGGTCTACCTCAAACCCTACAAGGTCATCCGGTGAGCCTTCCGCCGATGCAAAGTCCAACGCATCGAAGTCATCAACAGTCCCGACTTCTGCGCCAAAGAACCTATCTGTGTCCGGCTCCATGAAGAGCATGTAGTTGTCGAGGAATCGAACGTACTTTGCTCCACGGCTGGTAAAGTCAGGGTCAGTGATCTGAGTAACCCCGCTGACGCCATCCGACCAGTAAGCGTTGGGCTGTGCCACGACGACGATGGCTGCTCGATTGTGCGCCATGCACACGGCCCCGACCCCAGGTATTGATCCCATCAGCGTCTCGGTGCCAGATGAGTCGATGCGATATAGCTCAGATCCGCTCACCACGAACAAGTCGCCGAATGCAGTGTGCGCACCACGAATCGGACCATTACCGGGAGTCGCAAACGGGGCAATCCCCGGAAGCCTTACCAATACCATCGGAGTCTTTGCGTCTGGAGGCAGCGATTCAGCAATGCAATTCACGATCCGCGCAGGACTGGCCTGCGTCGCTCTGTGCTTGTAGCTACGGACTGGTAGCGCAAAGCGAGCCATCAGAAGTACTCGATATCAGCCGGCTGCCGAACGTAATCGCGGGCAATCAGCGCCCTAACCTGCCTCTCCCCAAGGGATGGGGCTGGAGATCCAAGCGAACCAAGAGCAAGCATTTCCTGCTTGCGATCCGTTGGCACAGAGAAAATAGACGTAAGCAGGTTGGCCAACATCCACGTCACAGGAATCGAATACTTGTCCGGGATGTCTTCAGAGATCGCCCAATTCGCCAGATTCATTTCTAGCAGCATGGCGTGAAGCGCCTCGTACTTTTCGCCAGCGATGGCGAACTCTTCCGCTGGCGCGGTTTCCGTCTTTTCCAGCACTCCGATTTCCCGAAGCGCCGCTGTTTTCAGCTCTGTTGGCGTCATGGGGATGGGGCGGTTTTACCCGCCCCAATCCTTTAGGCTGCGTTCTGGCAGTACAGGACCAGCCGCGCCGTTCCCGCAGCAGCGGTAGCTGCAGCAGTCGTGGTCGTTACAGTGATCTTCTGTGCTGAAGAACTTGTTGCAGTAGCCGCTGACGTTGCCGTTACAGGCGTCAGGGATGCCGTGCCAGTCTGCGCGCCAGTCAGCGAGGCCACGATATCAACGGAGTTGATCGTTACCTTGTGAACAACCGCAGGACTGACGTTGGTGTCCATGTCAGTCGGATGCCAGCCGACAGCGTAGACCTTGGCGTAAGGAGGCAGATAACCGGCCTCCATCACGTCATTAGTCTCGTTCTGCGTCGTGCTGTACGTCAGACTGTATTCACAGACATACAGGCCAGAACCGGAGTTCTGGTAGAAGGTGCGCGCAGCAGATGCTGCTACAGTGCTTGTTTCGCCGGCCATTTCTCTATGCTCCTATGTCAGTTACGGGGTGTAAGCGAAGTAGCCAGTCACGACACCATTCTGCTTCGGCGTGTCGGTATCACCAGCACCAGACCCAAAGTAGAACTTATTGATCGCGTCCACCATCTCCACGCCTGCGCCCTGCTTCGCACCGAAATCGCGGACGTTCTGGATCATGCGCGAGCGAGTAGCAATTGCGTATGCAACAGCCTGTGCACCAATCAGATAGGCTGGGGCAACGTTGGCGCTCGATGCGCCTACAGTCCCAAGCCCAGAGATTTCCGGCACTTCCTTGATGATGAGTCCGTCATAGATCAGGTCGCCGCCAGTGAACAGAGGATTGGACTCGCCGCGAGCACGTTCCCATGCGTTCTGATTCACAGTAGCAAGCGAAGACTGAGCCTGACGGAACAGCTTAGTGTGGGCCAGAACCACATACCACTCTTCATCATCCTTCACGCGGATCGGACGAATTTTCGGCGTCGCCGACTTCGCCTTGTCCTTCATGCGCATCAGCGCATCGGTATCAAGGATGTCGTTCGTGGTATCCAGCAGCAACAGGTCCGCCGAATGATCGGTATAACCGGCCGATGCTTCGCCAAATACGACACGATCGCTGTTGTTGACCAGCCACGTGTCCTTGTTGGCCTCAGATGCCGACGCATAGGCTACGTGCGTGCTGCCGTTCGTGGAAATCGACCCCAGCGCAGTGATAATGCGGTCACGGACGCTTTCCTTGAACCAGTCCATCAGTACCGCACGCTTTGCCTCGACCAGATCAATGGCCGAGAACTGCTCGTGCAGACGGTCGTGAACAATGGCGTGCCGGGTGCGGTCCACGGTGACACGGAAATTGCGAAGGCCGAGCGCCTCTTCATTTCCTTCAAGGGTATTGGTGCCAGTGACACCAGCGCCAGAGAGTCGGTTGACCAGCGTGAAATTGACCTGCTCGCCAATGTTGCGAGTCAGATCCTCATTCACCTGAAATGGGGCGCTCTCATCAGCTCCGGTGAGCTTTGAGAAGCGATTGGTACGCAGGTATTCGCGGTAAAAATCCCGCTCCCAGCGAATGACCCGAGCGTTAGTCGGGAGTGAAGTCTCTGCCATGATCGTGCTCCTTTAGCGAGCGGCAGAGACTTGGGCGTTTTACGCTACCTGAAGCCTCAACCGCTCTTACGGTTGTTGAAACGGACGATAGAACCAATATCCTCGTCATCCTCTTCGCCAGACTTTGGCGAACCAGATGGGGACTTGTTCAGCGACCGGGGGAGCGATTGCAGGTCTGTGTTCGTTTTCTTTAGCGCGTCCAGCTCGGCTTGTAGCGCCGAAATGCGAGCGTCCTTTTCTGCCAGCGCGGCGGTATGCCCTGCGGTCAACTTCTCGCGGTACTTCAGAAAGTTGCCGTCTACATCGGCAAGTTCCTTGATCCGCAACCCTTCCGCATACACAAACTCACCAGGATCATGCGATGCCCGAAGCTGCGCGACCAGTTGCGGGTTTCGTTCAGCTTCTTCAGCAAATGCCGCTTCAGCCGCTTCAAACTCCGCGCCATGAGTCAGCTTTGCGCTGCGCATGGACTGATAGAACAACCCTTCACGAAGCGGAGCCAAATGCTCCTGCACCCGTGCGGATATCGCTGCATCCTCATCCTCGAACACGCTCGGCCTTGCTGTTGGCTGCTGAACCTGCTGCCGTAGCTGCTGGAGTTCCGCTTCCAATGCCTGCCGCTTGCGCCGCTCGTCGATGATCGCCGCCACATCCGGCCGAACCTTTACGGGTTCCGCTTTCTGCGGCTCGGCTGGCTTCGCTTCGACTTGCGCCGGAACTTCGCCCGCCTTGGCAAACTTTCCACTCTCATCCCGAGCAACAGTCTTTTCGGTGACTTGCGCCGCCGTATCGACCTCTGCCGGTGCCGGTGCAGATACCGTTGCCGGTTCCGCGCCGCTCAAAATCGAACTCAGGCTCTCTTCGCCTTCCATATCGCTGATCTCCTAACGCCCAGTTTCAACGGGGTGGCGGCCCCCGAGCTTAAACGCCCTGATTTATGCTAGAGGCGGCCCAGCGGTTCGGATTCATCGGCCGAAGGCAACCGCAACTGAGCTTTTCGCCCTTGCGCATTGCCCTGCCTATGGCGGGCGACTCCGTTCCACAATCGCACCGCGTAAGCCAAATCTGTCTGTGCTTGTCCTCTCGGTGCAAAAACCGGAGAACCGTCAGCATACCATATCTATTGCCCGTCAAGTCTACCCTTGGTCCGGTGCGACCGGCATGTCCCGCGCTATTCAGGCCAATATTCGACATGTCTCGATTCCGGGCCTGCTGTGAAGCGGTAGCCCACTGGCAATTCCCCGGCTCGTAGTTTCCGTCGTTGTTGATGCGATCCAGCGAATAACCTTTGCCGGGGCGCTTGCCCATATCCTGCAAGAAGTTCTCGAAACTAGACCAGCGATCACAAACTCCGATACCTCTGCCTCCATAGCGGTGATAGTTGTGCCGACTGGTATCGCGGCAGCGCCTATGCATGGACGCCCATGCTTTGTACTCGGGCCGCTGCGATTGATAGTCTTTCCAGTGCATTCACCCTCACCGCTATGCGTCAGTGCCAGTGTTTTAGCGCTTCGATTGCCAAGAACATGAACTCGTCATCTTCCCGCTTTCGCTGCGCCTCAATCTCCCGCAACAGCTGTTCATAAGCTGCGCGGTCGGCACGACTGCGTGCCTCAATATATGCCTGCCGCCCCTTTGGTGCAAGCCCCGATGGAGGCTCGGAATAAGCAGCTACCAGCTTCGCAAACTGCCCGTAGTCACGCTCATCCTGCACACTCGAAATACTTTGCGGTACAGGTTCAGGCGAAGCATCCAGAACATCGGACTTCACGCCCTCTATCCGTAGAGCCGCCACCTTCTCCTGTTTCGCCAGAATCATTCTGGCCGTCAGCAGTTCCCACTCGTATTCCCACTTTCTCCGGGGATCAGGTCCGCCGCCGCCGTCAGTGCCGGAGGCGCTAACCGTTGGCGCGTATACAGTGATCGAAAGCGCCCCAAGCTGAACGTCAACGGTCTGCGGGCCTCCCGTATTGACCGCTGGAGCGATTCCCGTCAGTGATAATGCCCCAGCGGGGACCTGCACCAATAGGTTATCCGACACTCCTACCGATGGAGTTAGGCCAGAAGCAGACATCGCCCCTGCCGGGACGGCAATGAACTGATTGGCGGTGCTAACCGCATTCGGAGCATATCCGGCCATGGACATGCTGCCGACTGGGGCAGAGATATTGATGCCGCTTACTGCGGATGGCTCAAAGCCATTGACCGTGATGCTGCCGGCTGGGACTGCAATAGCATTGCTTGCGGTAGCCGAAACAGACGGAGAAAACCCTGCCAGAGATATTGAAGCCAGCGGTACTGCAATGTAGTTGCCAGCAGTTGCGGTTACTGTTGGAGCAAATCCAGTTGCGGCTATCGATCCTGAGGGAACTGATATAGAGTTCCCGCCCCCGCCACCAGTGAAGCTGAAATCCTGAGTCCACGTATCACGAGCAGTAGTGATCGACTCGTTGTTGCCAGTCTGGAGCGTCGTCCAATTTGAATTGTCTGATGAGCCCTCGAACGTCCACGAGATGATGTCGCGTCCGTCCGCATCATTGCCGGTGCGGTATCGGAAAGCGTCTGCCGTGATGGCAGACCCCGCATCAATCGTAGCAATTGCGGTATCGCCAGCCCCTCCGTTCCATACTCCCGTGAATGGCTGGATAAGGCCTTTCGTCGCCGTGCTGTTGTCTACAAGATTTTCCGGTCCTTCACCAGAACCAGTGTTCCAGTACAGTGTTGACCCAGTGACCGTGCCAACACATGTAGTCCCACCGGGCCACGCGACCGAGCTTCCGCCAGATCGCAGTTCAACGTCATCCGCCTGCGCTCGATCAGTTCCCCCACGGACATCACGCCAAATCCAGCGCCAGTATCGGTACGTTGCCACTGATTACGCTACCGTTGCCACCAAAGCAGCGAGTTGCGTGCGTAGAGCCGCCAGCGAGCCAGACGTAAATGTTCGCGGAACCTTTGCGAACGTCGCATCCACCTGATAGTCCAGCACATAGCCAGAGCCATCTTTCGGCAAATTCGCAGCAATCCACGAAAGCGTAGCGTTGATCTGCGTCAGCATCGCTGCATACTCGGCAGCAATGTCATAACTGGCGGAATTCAGCTCAGTCTTGGCGTATGCCGGCAATCCCGGAGTCGACGCCAGCGCAGCGAGCGCCTGCTTGGCGTTATAGATGCCTCGCGCCGCGTTCAGGATGTCATCAATCGTGCAAGTTCCAGTCGATGACTTTGCGTCCAAGCGTTGCGCGTATGTCTTGACCATCCCAGCCTGAGACATCATGTCCGAGACGCATCTGCCAAGCGCAACGGTAGCAATATTTGATGGAAATGCCATTAGTACAGCTCCCGTCCAGAGTTCATATTCCCCTGACAGCTTGATCGCGGATAGATGCAGCCGCGCATCCATTCCATGTCAATTCCGTCAGACCAATTCGCAATCACGTCCGCATGCAGGCACAGCCCGCCCTGCCCCATATCGCACGACAATTTCCATGCCGTTGTGTCGGCCCCAGGCGGAACCGTGTACCCAACATTCACGCCGAGCTGGATGATCCCCTGCGGATGATCCGTTGGGCATCGCCCATCCTCCTGCGGATACACAACATGCGAACGATGATTCGATGAGTCCAAATTCTTCCCGTCCCAACAGTTCGGGAACAGGACATGCAAAGACAACTCCGCACCGGGCGGACACGCAGGGATGGTCGGTCCAAGATCCCTGACCACTGACCCATCTGCGTTCCGACAGGACCATCCAGTCCCGCCGACTGCGCCCGCAGCGCTGGTATTGGTTGGAACATTCCCCGCAATCAGCCTCAATCCACGCGGAAACGGGATCAGGGACTCGATCGGGATGTTGTTGTACCCGCTCTTGTAGTAGTTGTTTCCTGGGAGCGGGATGATCGGCAGATACTGTCCGGCGTTGTTCGGGTCCGGCATCAACAGAGCCGGCCACCAATACGCAGACCTGTTTGCCACGCCGCCGAATGAAGTTGATTTCGCGACCGACAGACTCTCCATCGTCGAGTTCGCGTCAGTGCTCGCGTTCCCGCAGAACGTATGCAGGTGAGCAGCGCCAGGAATGCCCGGATAGACGATGGGATCATCGAATCCAAAATGACTGTAATCGCAGATATTCCTGAACGCGCCGATGTCAAAGCCAGTCCTTTCAGGGGTGGAAGGTCTGGCGCGGAACTGGTCTGTGGCCAATGGGTTTGGCGCGGGTATCCGGTGCGAATCCACGATGGGCATCCCGGGCATCTGCCCCATCATTGGCAGATCCACAGTCGGATAGGCGGCGACCACACCATCTGGGTGAGAGTCGCAGAAAAATGAGAACGTGATGCCCTTCACGTCCGCAAATGGGCCGCCGTGATTCGCGGACAAACAGGGAACCGTATCGCCTTTGCGGAAATGCAGTTCCGATCCAACTGCCGCCGGATGCTGGTCGCGAAATATCACCACCCCGTCATACGGCATGACGAACTGCTGCCACTCCCGCCCTTGTCGCTCCCATTTCCCAACCACCGTCGTCGCCGACTGGTATGTAGCGACAACCTTGTGCCTCGTTGGGTCGCACGCATAAGTCCCACTAGCCTTCCGCGCCGCGCTGTCGCGCTTTGCAGCGTCCACACAGGCGTCAACAGTTGGCGCTGACCCAATCTTGGAAGATCCGCGGTAAACGGTTACCGATGCGGGCGGCGAAATTGTGACGCTGACAGATTCGGCAGCATGAATTGGCAGTGATGCCAAAGCACAGACCAAAGTCCGCTTGATTAAGGTGCGCATTTACGACAGCGTAAATATGCCGCTCGCATTCCATACCAGAGTCAGCGTATTCCCGGTAGTAGTCGTAACGTCTGCTGGAGTGGTGTCTAGCAAGATTGACGCAATCAGCGGATCAACCTGTGAATTGAACGTCCCAACCGCACGGATCACCGCCCTGCGCGCAACAATTGATCCTCCTGACGCGGTCCATGTCGTATCGGCGGCATCAAATGTTGCTGTTCCACTGGTTTGCCCCCAGGTCACAGACGAAAGCGTCGCGCCCCCATTGGTGTATCCATTTGCCGTCGATAATTCATTTGTCAGATCGGCATATACGCTATGAGTTGCTGCGAATGTGTAAGAACTCGAATGCAACGTAACTTTGATCGTCGCGGATCTGATCGCGACGTCAGATATCGCGGCCTTCCAGTTGTTGTAAAATGAAATTGAAGCGGCCATGAAACTCTCCGTTAATCAAATTGGCGGTTATTGAATCATTGATGCCGCAGGCGCATCGTCTTCGTATTCAGGAATGGCCATTATCGCCCCCCTCTCATCTCTACCCTGACGGATGGCGCGAATTCTCGGCTTTGGCGCAGTCACTCGACCGGCCACGTCAACGACTGCGTTAGCAAGATCGTTCACTTCCGCAGCAAGCCGGGTTAAATCTTCTGCCGTACGCGCAATCTGCCCTGACATCGCGCTTTCCATATCCTGCCCAGTCTGCTGGGCTTGCTGCAACTGCGATTCAATGGCCTTCGCCTGCGCCTGCGCTACATGCGCATCGAATTCAGCCGACTGCCTCGAAAGCTCAGCCTCCTGAACACTGAGATTCGCAGACGCAACCTGAAGGTCAGACTTTGCCTTCGTGTTCGCAGCCTCTTCCTGCTGAAGCTGTGCGGCCTGCTTCTGCATCTCTTCGGCCTGCTGCTGGAGTAACTGAGCCTGCTGCTGAACCTGCTGCATAGCCCTCTGTGCCGCCAGCGGGTCGTTGCCATCGCCCTTCAATCGCTCGGCAACCCGCTTTTTCGTGGTCTGGCGAAGCTGGCTCATTTCAACCAGCACATCGAAGGGAATCTCTGGCCGCATCTTGGCAATCTCTGCCAGCTGCGCGAACTCTTCCTGCTGGATCGTCACCACGTCCTGGCCACGATCAATGATGATGTCCACATCCATCACGCCGACATCGTTGCGGCGCATGGGCTTGCCGGTCTTGTCGTCAATGGCCTGAATCTGAGACGCGGGATCTTGTGCAATCTGCTGAATCATCGCCTGCTGCTCTTCAGGCGGAAGCTGCTGGAACTGCGGGTCATTCTTCGCCGCCGTAGCCAATCGCTCGCCCTGCGTGACGGGCTGATTGATGCCAACCCACTTAGGCTTGTCTTCGCTGTCAGTCACCCGAACCCACATCTCGGCAGTCCAGAACTGACGGACACGGCACCACGCCTGTCGGTACATGCGTAATTCCCAACTGTCCAAGGCGTCAAACAGCGGCGATACAGGAAGCTGTCCGGCCTGCTGGTCGCGGGCCTTGGCAATGCCCGAGATTGTTCCCGAAGTTCCAGACAGCGCTGCATTTGGCCCCGTCATGGACAACGCCATATCGGTCTGCTGGAGCAAGCGCCACTGACCTTCGGCCTCCTTCAGGTTATCTTCAATGGCCAAATCTTCAGGCAGACCGTTAATCTCAATCACTCCATCCGGGCGGTGCATCTCACTACGCAAGGCATTGATGCTATCCACAACGCCCTTGCGCACCTTTGCCCGCTTTGCGGACAACAGGTGCAGCATCTTAGACCGGCGCTTGTTGTGCTCGTCCTGCAAGTCAAGGTAGCGAGGGACCATGCCATACGGATTGCCTTCCGCGTCCCGATACAGTGCCTGCAACTCGAGGCAGCACTGCGGCTCGCCAAACTCGTCCTTGTAGACGCAGGGGCGAGGCTTTTCCAGCCATCCACCGCGTATCCACCGCGATTCATGCCACACGCCGCCTTTCTGGTGATAGTGCGTGAATACCTGGATGCGCTTGCGCTTGCCGGCGCTCATCAGGTAACGCGGCTTGTCGTCGAATGACTCGTTGCCGGCGACGCTTCCAGATTCCATCACGCTGGCCTGAACCATGTCCTGAGACTCTGGCCAGTCGCGAATCACTACGGCTTCATCCAGCCATGTGAAATAGCCGCAATAGGTCTTGTCGCTGAAGTCATCCTCAAGCGACCGAATGTCGTAATAGAGCCGGTCCTGCCGGACGCGCTCCATGCAAATGCGCGGGTCTTGGCCCTTGCGCTTTTCGACAATGACCTGACCGGCGCAAATTCCCTCCACCATGAGGTTGTCCGCAGCGCCCTTTCTGGCCTTGACCTTATAGTCACTTTGGTCAGCGATGAACCGCAATGCGTCAGTAGCAGCCTCTGCGGACTGCTGATCCTCGTCGGACGGATTGCGCGGGTATGCCTTGGGGTCCGTGCGCATCTGCTTTTCCATGCCGAGCAGCGTGTCGCACTTGTCCTGAATCTTGTTGTCCGTGATGATCGGCTGCTTACGCCTTTTCAGTATCGCGGTTTCTTCATCGGTGTACTGCTTACCGTCCCGATAGTTGCGGCACTTCTGCCATAGCGCCTGAGCGCCGGTGGTGGAAACAGAGTCGGCGAATTCTTCAAACTGCTGGACGACTACTTGATGGTCGTCATCCTCGAACTGCTTCGGCTCTACCGGCTTCTTAGCCATCACGCCACCTTCCAGTCTTCATCGTAGCTGTCGCGGGTGGCGTAACGGTCCACGGGCTTTGTCGCATCCTTCGATGCTGTCAAAGCGGGGTGAACGTCAGCAATTGCCATACCCATGAGTGTCGCCATGTCTACCGCGTCATCGTATTTGCCAGCAGGGAACTGCAACAACTGCGCGAGCAGATGATGCCCATATTCGGTGTCCGCAACGCGTACCTTACCCCTAGCGGCCATCGCCTGCAATGACCGGGCCATTGTCGCCTTGTCGCTGCCCCTGACCAGCCATTCGGTGCGGCAGTATTGGCGACGCTCAGCCATGCGCCGATTCAGGAACGGCTCAATGCTGCGACGGATCGGTCCAGACTCACCGAAAAAGCACAGCGGACGATGGCGCGCAAACTGGTCAATCATCTGCTCGATCCACACATCTGCCGTCGTTTGCCCGCGCCAACCGTCCACGGCCAGCGTCAATACGTCATCCTGATAGGCGTGGGTGCCGATCTCTGTATAGTCGCCATCGCCCTCTGTCACCGCAAAGTCCCCCGTGGTGTATCTGTGCCCCGTGACTTTCTTGGGATCTACGAATTCAAACCATCCCCGCTTGAAGAATGTTCCGTCATCTGGCGTGGGATTCTGCATGTACAGGGCGGAGAATTTCCGATGATCCAAAGCCTTGATGGACTCCAGCTCCTCAAGCGGGTACGCCTCGGGCCACAACGCTTTGCCGTCAACAATCGCCGGGAGCGTGACCACATGCCAGCGACCAGCCTCTGGCCCGCTGAGAATTCGCCCTGCCAGATCATCCTCAGACCATCTAGTCTGAATAAGAACTATCTTGCCCTTTGGCATCAGACGGGTGCGCAATACCGATGCGTACCAGTCCCATGTTCGGCGCTTGCTGATATCGCTGTCGGCTTCCTGCTGATCCTTTACGGGGTCATCAATCAGCGCGACATGAGCGCCCTTGCCAGTGAGCGACCCGCCGATGCCCGCAGATACGTAGACACCACCATCGGATGTGTGCCAGCGGTTCGCGGCCTGTGAATCAGGGGCAAGTGATACGTCCGGGAACACTGCTTTGTATTCCCGTGAAGCCACAATGTTGCGCACGTCTCGCCCGAAGTCGTTGGCAAGCTCTGCCGAGTAGCTGGCGCAAATGATCTGATGATTCGGATTGCGGCCCAGATACCACGCCGGGAAGCGACGGGAGGCCAGTTCCGATTTTCCATGCCTAGGGGCCGTGAACAGCGCCAGTCGGTCGATGTCGCCCCGCTCGATTGCCTCCAAAGCCTCGCATATCGTCTTGTGGTGCGGAGCTACCCTGTAATCAGGCTTTGTGTACCGAGTGAACCCCTCAAGACTATTGCGAGCCTTGCGCCTCTCCAGTAATTCCGCCGCAGCTTCGACCTTGGCTAACACTTCGCAACCGCCCGGCACCAGAACGCGAAATCCTGCGTGCTCATGTTGCTTTTCATACGGTTCACGACCAGACAGACCAACTGGATGTTCGATTCTTCATAACCAGTAGCGCTGTCGATACGGTCAATGGAAATATTCGCAACCGACTGCCTACCTTCTGTGCGATCAAAGGTCATCGAAACCCCCGTCAAAGCACATTTGCCTTGCTGCTTTTCATACAGCGCGACTACAAATGCCTCTGACAGGGCCTTCCGGGAGGGGCGCTTCAATAGGTGCGCAATGAACGATCGCGGCCCAATTTCCCCTAAAGTTCTACAATTAATGGAACAGAATTTGCTGTTTGAATGACCGTGGAAGGTCCCGCCACATCTCAGGCAGGACTTATCTTGGTAGTGGCTGAAACACAGTCCACGCTTCGCCTTTCCTGCGCACGCGGTACTGCAATAGATCGTTTTAGATTTGCCCCACTTCGGAACAAATGACGCGCCACACTGGCGGCACTGGGCTTCAGGTCCCATGCGGCTCAATACCGCCAATGATGTCCGCCAATTGATCGTCCGTGTACTCCACGCGCTCCCGGTTAATCAGCTCACCGCTCACCTCAAGCGACTGGGCCGGCTTCCCTTCCAACCGGTTTCCCAGCTCCTGAAGTGCCGACAGATCGCCATCAAAGCCAAGATCGAGCAGCTTATCTGCCAGCTCATCTATCGCCTTGATTCGCGCATCCACTGGCTTGCGGCGATCTAATGCCCGCTCAATGGCAGCGGACCAGACCTTTGCTTTAGCGGCGTTTTTGTTTCCTTTCGGCGCAGCCATTGATTCAATTCAAGTTACTGTTTTTGCAGTAACTACGTCTCCCTGACCTGTACGCGGATTGTCTTTTCGAGGGTTCTGCTGCCACTGGTCGTGATGCGATTGGTTATGCGGTATTGGCTGCCGTCTGTGCCGCCTGATACGCGAATGGTGCGGGTGGAATCGCTGCCGCTGGTGGCTGCCGAGGTGAGGCCATCTGGCAGGAGGAATGTGCTGGTGCTGATTGTCTCGCCAGAAAGCTCTTTCGCCCAGCGAAACGTATAGGATTGGATTTCGTCGGGGTCTTTAGCCTCATCCGATGGGCGCTGGATTGTTTCTACGCCGTAGTCTGTCATTCGAACTCCACCAGCAGGTGAATGCGGTCAGTCTTGCCGTGATTGTACGCCCAGTGTAGCGGAGAGCGCTCGACGATGTAACGGTAGCCTCCCTGAAGGTGGGTTGTGCGCTCCGATCCCATCGTGTCCAACCAGCAGTTTCCGCACATTGGATTGGTTTGCAGGACGAAGTGATGCGTGGTTCCGTGGATGAATTTGTCGTGATGACGGGGGATGCTTCCACCCGGCGTCATACGGATGAAAAACGCCCGTTTGTGTGGCTCCCAGAATCCAGAATCTGCCGTATCGTATCCCCTGCCCTCGACCGGCCTCCAGTGTGCCCGAGCAGCCATCCGGCGCAATTCTTCCATCTCGCTATCGCTGATCTTGCTGATCTCGACAGCGAAATGGTCTTTAGCGATTGCGCCCTCAGTTAGCACGAAATGGCCTCATGCGGATAGATACCCATGCCGAATTCTGCCCATGATCGGCGGTCGTGGCAATCCATGATTCGTGCCGCAGCTCAAAACTGATCCTAACTCGACTGGTCGGCTCCCACTCATGTCCGATGGACAGCCGCCCTTTCGGATTGGCGACGTGGTTTTCGTCGTACTTCCAGATCACATCTGGGCCGAACTTGTCCACCGCGAACTGCGGGGGTTTTGGGATTGGCGCCACATACCCGGCTCCCAGCTCGACGTACAGGCCCGACAGACAAAACAGCAATGCGCAACTCACAACCACACCCACGCCACAATTAGCCCTGTTACCACTGCGCAGGCAGCGACTACGCCGCCTATCCACAGCCAGTCTGATGGCTCCAATTTTCCGGCGTCCGGCTCGCTGAGCCGCCATGCGTTGCCGTGTCTATGCCGATGAGCCATGTTTTCCTGATCCAGCTGGTCCACGGCGAGCCAGTTTGGGCCTACGTTGCGGTCTGGATTTTCGTCGGTCATAACGCTCCTGCGGCCTTGAGGGCCTGCTCTGGCGTACCCACTACTGGGCATCCTGTTGCCGCAATAAACGCCTCCTGCGCCTCCCTGCGGCCTTTGGCGGCTCGTTTAACCTTCCCCGTGGAGGTTAGGGTCTTGCATTCCATGACCCTGAGCCAGCCGGGAGGGTCACCGGGCTTGCGCACCAGCAGGTCAACAGGCAGCTCGCGCCAGACCGTACAGCCTGCTTTTTGCAGCGCGTCAACGATGGCCGGCTCACTGGCATCTC